CTACTCGGGTCTACCCGCGCGGCCCGGGGTTTGGTGCTGGATCCGCCACAACACCAGCGTCCGGTGCAGCAAGGTCAGCACCAACGCCAGCACCACGACCGCACGCACCTCGTTGCGGCCGGGGTAGTTGCCGAACCACCACACGGTCATCAGCTGCGTGCCGATCAGAGCCAGGCATACCGTCGTCGCCATCACCGACCGACCGGCCTGCGTCGCGCGCCACGGCGAGCGGATCCCGTACAACAGGGCGAACGACCACGCGGTGACCGTCATCGCGGTCAGCAGGATGCGCGCCTCGGTCTGCGGATCGAACACGGCAACCACCACGAGGCCGGCCAGGGCCGCGCACCCGAGTGTCCACCTGATCATGCGGGTCTCCTCTTCCTCACCATCGCCTGCTCGATCGACTCACCGAAATGGTTGCGGGCTTTCGACGCCTCCGCGCGCTCGGCCAGCGGGTCGACCACGTGCCGGCCGCGATGGAAGACGACGCGCTTCTGCTCGGCCACGGCTTCCCGCTCCCGTAACGCGTGCGCCCGCCGGCGCCGCCACATCACGCGTCCCCGCTGTCCACGTCACGCACCACGTTGTCCTGCAGCGCCTCGGACACCCGCACCGCGACCTCGGTGCCCCCGATCAGGCGGGTGATCTGCCGGGACTGCTCCCCGAGCATCGCCTTCTGGTCGGCGATGATCTGATCCTTGATCTGCATCATCGACCGATACAGCCAGCGCGGCACCAGGCCGCCGAAGATGATCAGCACGACCAGCAGCCCGAGCAGCACCGCCGGGTTGGTCAGGTGCGCCGGGGTCAGGCCGCCGAGGATTGCGGTCTCCACCGTCACTGGTCCTTCGGGGGCGAGACGATCCGTTGGATGAACGAGGTCACGGCCATGATCCCCGCGGCCGAGACCGTTCCACCGATCACCTTCCACCCCTCGCTGGTGAAGATGTCGATCGTCCCGGTGCCGAGGATCTGGGCGAGGGCCATCAGAACCGACACCAGAACGGTTGCGATCGCGCCCTGGAACAGAGTCCGTCCGGCTCGGCTGCGCGCATCGGCCGCCGCCGGGACGGTCTGCGGTGGGGCCGGATCAGGGATCGGAATGGCGGTGTCATCGGTAGTCGGTGGCCACGTCGCGGACGGAACCGGCACGACGGCCGGGATCTGGTCGAGCGCCTCGGCGACGCGACGCTGCACTTCGGCCTGCACGTCGGCGACGGCGCCCTGGACACGGGTGTCGACCTCGGTGCCGATCCGCTCGAGTACCTGCCGGGTGATCAGCTCGACAACGTTGGAGCCGCTCATGTCAGTGACCGCCCTGCGCCTGATGCTTGGCCTTGAGCGAACCGCCGTGCGGGTCGACGAAGCCGGGGATGCCGAGGTGCGCGCCGATCACCGCGAGCGCGTCGACGACGGTGCGGTCGTCGATCTGCGGATGCCCCTTGTACTCGCCGGCGTCGCGGCCGCCGATGATCTGATCCCGGATGTCCTTCACGTCGGAGCCGATGGCCCCGTTGAAGGCCGCGGTGAATCCGTTGATCTGCTGTACTGCGGACATGTCGAGGTCCTCCTCGTCTGGGGTGAGGGTTCCGGCCAACGCGGTGTTGACGTAGCGGGTGAAGGTGTCCCACGGGAAGTGCGGGCCCGGGTCGGTGTGGTCGACCTCCCGCCACGCGGCGGAGATGTCGCCGTGGCCGACGCCGCCGCGGATCCCGGCGCGCAGCTGCTCGGCGGTGATCTTCGTGTTCGGCAGTCCGTAGCGGCGGCACCAGTCGGCCACGACCCGGGCGCCGGCACGCAGCTGCTTGTCGTTGGCGAGCCACTGTTCACGTGTCCGGGAGGCGCGGCCGACGAACGCCAGGTGCAGGCCGCGACGGTTGCCGGTCGACCCGGCCGACCACGGGATGTAGTTGTCGTCGTTGCCGCGCACGATCCGCGCGCCGGTCGCGTCGGCGCCGACAAGGATCTGGTAGCTGGACTGGTTGGCGCGGTTCTGCTGCCAGCGGGCGATGTCCTCCGGCTTGGCGTCGTCGCTGTTCTCGGTGGTGTGCAATCCCCAGAACTGGCAGCTGCGCGGATCCCTCGGGCCCGAGTCGGCGGTGGTGAGGATGTCGATATCGGCGGTGAACTGGCGGTCGTTGAGCGTCGAGCCGGTCTCGGTCCACGCCGGGGCTGCAGGGGCGCCGGGTTCGGTGGCGCCGGTCAGCCAGGCGGTGGGGTTGCGGTCACTGCCGCCGAATCGGCCGGGCGGTCCCCACACCTCGAAGTGCAGGTGCGGGCCCGAGCTCTGCCCGTTGGAACCGACGCGGGCGATGATCTGCCCGGCGGTGACACGCTGCCCGACCCGGACGAGCAGGTCGCGCGCGTACATGTGGCCGTAGACGGTGTCGACGCCGTGCTCGGCCTGGTGGTCGATGACGATCCACTGTCCGAATCCGTCGGCCGCCCCGGAGCGGATGACAAGTCCGTCGGCGACGGCGTAGATCCGTGTGCCGGCCGGGGCCGCGAAGTCGACACCGCGGTGATCCGGTCGGTCGGCGCTGCGGTAGCCGGAACTGGTCGAGTAGGTGCCGCGTTTGAGCGGCATCACCTTGGCGGCCATCGGCTACCCCTCCCCTGGTGTGGTCAGCGGGGACCGTACGAGGCAGGGGTGCCGTAGCATGCCCGATCATGATGCCCGCGCCGATGCCGCTGGAGTTGCCGCTTGAGCAGCGGCGCCAGATCATGCAGCAGGTCATCGGGCAGTGGTCGTTCAATGGGTGGCGGGTCGAGTCGATGACCGACACCACCGCTGCGTTCGTCCGCGGTCGACGCCCCAACCATCTGCTGCATGCGGTGATCACGTTGTTCTCGTGCGGGCTGTGGGCCATTCCGTGGATCGTGGTGGCCGCGACCCAGCAGGAGATCCGGCGCGTGGTGATGGTCGATCCATGGGGCCGGGTCACACAGGCCTGACCGTTCGACTCGTACGATCCGCGCATGATCAGACGCGCCGTCGGCATCGTCGTGCTCGCTGCCACCCTCGCAGCCTGCAGCGGAACCACCGGGACACCGTCACCGGAAGCGGACCCGTCACCGTACGCGTGGGTGGACGACCTCATCGGCGAGGTCTGCTTCACCCGGGACGACCTCCGCGAGCTCAGGGATTTGATGGTCCACGACCCGGAGTGGGCGTCACTCTCCCCACAGGAGCAGTGGCTCTTCCTCGCCTCGATCGAGAAGCATCCAGAGGATTGTTAGCCGAACGTATCTGTGACCAGAGGTGACGGTGTAACGAACCAGTCGGTATGTGCGACGCCTCACGGATACTGTCGCACCCCGAAGGACCACTCGTATGCATCCACCCGCCGGCTGGCATCCCGACCCATACAACCCTGCCCTCGAACGCTGGTGGGACGGGCAGAAGTGGACCGACCAGACACGGACGCGCGGTCAGTCGTTCCCCACTCCGACTACGCCAGTCGGTTCGAGGGTCATCCCGCCACGGCCCAGGCCACAACGCACCGGTTCAGGTTCCAAGAAGAAGTGGCCGTGGGCGGCCGGTGCCGTGGCGCTTCTCGTTCTGCTGGGTAGCTGCATCGGTGACGACGAATCATCCGACTCGCCGTCGCGGGCGTCGACACCGACGAGCACACCGACGACCAAGGACCTCAATACCGCACCGATCCTGACCGGCATCATTACAGAGGTCGATTCGCCGCACGTTCGAGTCGACGTCGGAGTGAAGTACCCCCTCAAGATCATGCTGGCGCACGTCGGACCGGGAAATTGCAGTGGGATGAGTGCTGCGTACGGCAAACGCCTCGTCGAGTCGCTGCCAGTGGGGGCCTCGGTGACCCTCGTGCGGATGCCGGATGATGCAGCTTCGACGAAGATGGGCGACACCGCGTTCATTCACCTGGCTGAGCCCGGCAAGACCGCGACGGAAACTCCGTACGGGCGCAGCGTGAACGAGACCATCGTGGCCTCAGGTGACGGTGTGTTCCTTCCGACCATCGAGCACTATCGCGATTCCCTGCCGGTCGAGGCGCAGATTCCAGCGCTGATGGTGGAAGTTCCCCAGCAGGCCGAAGCGTATGCCAACGCTCTCATCGCGGCTGACGTGGCCGCATGGGACCAGCGCCTCGGGGGCGTCGCGGCATGCCGCGCGGCTCAGGAGCAGAGAGATCGAGAGCACGACGAGTACATGCGAGAGCACTACGGGCCGGATCTGCTCCCGGATACCGAAGACGATCCCGACCGAAACGTCAACCTGCCAAACGTCGATCTCCCGAGCAGTGGAGGTAGCAGCGGTGGTGGAGGTGGGTTCTGTAGGCACAGCCGCTTCTGCTGACGTGCCACATCACTCGTCTGATTGGGGTGGCTGAGTCCACTGCACTCCCGGCCGTGGCGGGCCGGCATGGGGTGGCCGGCCGATGGTGATATCGCATGTGCGGCACGTGTAGGTCCGGTGGCCTCCCGCGCCAGGGGTGCAGTCACACGGCACCCATCCCACGAGGACGGTGCGCGGCCCGAGCCGATGCCCGTTGGGGCACCGTCGTGGGATGCGCTCGACGGAGCGGGCCATTGCGGAACGCCGTACGTGGCGATGTCCACCGGCTCAATGGACCAGGGCGGGCAGCGGGTCGAACTGGACCCGCACCGGTGCCGTGGCGACGTACCAGTGGGCGGGCATCGCGCCAGGCGCGAGTTCGAGATCCTCGACCAGTCGTGGGTCGAGGTGGCGGCGGAACTTCATCCATGCGATGGGCTGCGGTTTGGCCGCGGGCTGAGTGACGCGGTAGCGGATCTCGGTTCGGTCGTTGGCGATGGCGTGCATGGTCAGGCCGAGGGCTTCGCGCATGGGGTAGTCGAGGTCGGTGAGCCAGATCAGGTCGAGGCGGAGCTGGGCCCAGTCGGGCAGGGTCCACATGCGGCTGGTGCGTGAGGCGGTGAGGCGTGGCGGCAGGAGCAGACCGTTCGCGCCGATCCTGGCGTGCCGGTTGCGGTCGGTGTAGTGCCAGAGCGTCATGTCGTTCCTTCCGTGCGGGACTCGCTCTGCAAGTTTCGCACACACGTTCGAATGCGGGTAGGGTTTCGAAGCAGCGCGGGCGGTGGAGCAGCTGGCTCGGGAAGCACCGCCCGCGCACCCGCCGGCATGAGCAGAAATACGCTTTCCCGACATCCCCGGCGGGTGGACACTGATCACGTGCAGTCGAGATGGAAGTGGAATGAGCACGAGCCCCTGTTCGGTGACGCCGGGTCGACCGGCTCCACCGCGGTCCTACTGACGATCACCACGATCGTGCTCGTACTCGGCGGACTGCTGATCTATACCGGCCGCTGACCTCATGCGAGGGTCGCGGTCAGCACCGTACTGGTGATGTCCCGGGTGAATCCGTTGGCGTGCATCGCCTCGACCCGCACCAGATCCCCTCGCTCGATCGGCACGGTGACCGACCCGGACACGCCAGTGTGGAATGTGCCGGACGTCGACCAGGTCTGCAGCACCGAGTAGCTGCCACCGACGGGCTTGCGCAGCAACCGCACCCCGGTCCCGGACGATGTGTTGCCGTGGGTGATCGCGACGTCGAGCATCCACGAGCCGCTGCCGTTGGCTGCGAACTCGTCATCGACGAGCACCGTCTCCGGATGCGTGCCGGTGACCGCGGCCAGGCCGACGATTTTCTCGTAGACGCTCGCGGCGGCGAGGTTCTGCGTGGTGGTGCGTTGCGCCTTCATCGCCGCGAGCGCGGATCCTCCGCGGACGAACAGATGCGGCATCACGTCACCCCTTCGAAGTCCGCGACCAGTCCCTTGCCCGGTGTGGTGCCGACTGCGGTGACGTGCACGGTGAGGACGTCACCGTCGGCGAAGGACCACGGCCCGGTGACGGTGACGCCGGCGACCTGGCTGGCGGCGGCGATCGTCGCGGTCGGCATGCCGGTGGCGGAGCCGTTCTTGCGGACCTCGACAACGAGGTTGCCGGAGCCGTCGGCCGTCTCACAACGGAACGTCACCTCCGAAAAGGCCACCGCCCGCTTGAGCTTGACCCCGAGCGGCACGTCGCCGGCGCCGGTCTTGCGGGTACCGGACTGCGCCACGAACGTCACATCGAACGGCTGGCTGCCCGGCTGGATCGCGGTGTCCGCCTTGCCGAGCGAGGTCTGCACCGCCGCGGCCAGATCCGCTGCGGGGATGCCGCTGGCGGGTTTGGTGTACTTCGCGGCGATCGCCGCCGCGGCGGCAGCCTGGGCGCGCGCATCGGTGAAGTACTTGTTCGTCGCCCCTTCTGGCACGGCATCGGTCGAGCCCGGGGAGGCACTGATCTCGACGTACGCGGAACCGGACCACCGGTAGATGCGGCCGGTGTCCAATGCGACATAGATCTTGCCCACGCTGCCCGTTGCCGGGAATCCGACGAGGTTGGCGTACTCGAGGACGTCGTCGACGTACGACGGCAACAGCACCGCCGGCACCAGCCCGGACCCGTCCAGCCCGGCATAGCCGTTCGGCTGATTGCGGTCGGAAATGGATTGTTTCCCCGTCAGGCCCGGGACGGTGGGCACGTCCCACGTGCCGCCGAGGTCCCCGGTCAGGCGGATGCCGCCCTTCGTCGACGCCGAGGCATTCGGGATCTGGTCGATGACGACAGCTTCGGCTGCCGCCGCCCACGCCTGCGCCTCACCCGCCGCGGTCTGCGCGGTCCCGGCGTGGCCGAGCGCCGCGTCCCGCGCGCCCTCCGCGTCGGCGACGGCATCGGCGAGCGCCGTCTGGTCCACGACGACCTGATCCCGAGCCGCTACCGCCTCGTCGCGGGCCTGCTCGGCCGCGACTACCGCGGCCTGCAACTGCGCGACAGTCGGGGCGGGTTCTCCCGGATCGACGGGAAGGACTTCGAGGATTTCCAGGTAGCCGGCGTTGACCAGCTCGACAGCCGTGGCGTCCCACACAATGGTGGTCGTGTCGCCACGCTGCAACCAGGCCAGCGAGATCAGGCCCCGCACCTTCACCGGGGTGCCGCCGATAGGTGCACTCACGTCATCTCCTCCGGGGTGGGGAACGCCAGGAGGGACAGGGTGTTCCCGCGCACCCATACCTCGTTGATGTCGGCTTCGGCGTTGTCTGCCACGTAGTGGCGGAACCACGCCGCCACCCGGAGCCGCAGGGAGATGGACCGATCCTGTGGCACCGTGACGAACGGCAGCAGATGCACCGTCTCCGGGTCGAGCATCCACGAATACGTCCGCGGCACCGCCGATCCGTTCGTCGCCGACCCGACGGTGTCACCGCCACCCCATTCGGAGTCGAACACCGCCGTCGGATCCGGGTCAGCAGCCTGCACCCGTTGCTCCCGGTCCTGGCCGACGAACCATGTCAAGCGCTCACGGACCACGAGCAGCACCGATCCTGTGGTGTGCAGCAACCTGGATCGTCGCTTGATGACCGGCAGCACCCGTACTGGGCACGGATAGGTGTTGGCCCAGTGCAGCTCCTGGTCTACCAGGACCCGGCCCTGGTCGTCGGGGTACTTCAGTTCACCGTCGCCACCGGAGTCGGACTGGACCACCGCCACCTGCCGCGGCAACGCGTGCGTCGACAGGCCCATCACCCCCGCCGCGCTGTGAGTGAACTGACGGCTACTGCAGATCATCGCCACGACTGCCTCCCACTCTCGCTACAGGGCAGTTGGGTATGCCACGAACTCGATGCTCGTCCCGAGCACCGCGATGCTGTTGACGTCGTTCGCGTCGGTCGACGGATGGAAGGTGCCAGTGGCCCCGGCACCATAGGGCATGTACATCCGCGCTTTGAAGCGAACCGAAATCGACTCGCCCGCCCCGACGGACACCATCGGCAGGAGCACGGTTTGCTGCGGGGCGAACCTGTTGACTTCCACCCGGGGTGTCGCGTCACCGGTCGCGGCTGCACCGACGATGTTGCCGCCACCCCACTCCGAGTCGAACACTGCTGTCGGATCGGGGTCCACCGCGGCGATCGGCACTCCGGGCGCGTCGGTCCTGACCAGGGTGGTCGCCCGGTCCCGCACCACCACGATGTTCGAGGCTGTCGCCGACAGTGCTCGTCGCTGCTTCCGGAGGATCGCCTGCACCCGCACCGGGCACGGATAGGTGTTGGCCCAGTGCAGCGATGCGTCGATCAGGGCGCGGCCGCCGGCGCCGGGGTGGGCGGTGATCGTGCCGTCTCCGGTCGACGTCGCGGTCGCCTGCGCGACCGGCGCTGCGAACGCGAACGGTGACAGCCCGAGGATGCCGCCGTCCTCGGTGAACTGTTCTGAGGTGCACACATTCACCATGGCTGCGCACCGTACGCACCCCCGGTGCCGCACCGACTACGGGCAGCAACTCCGTACGTCCCGCTCGACGCCACGGACATCCGACTCGACGTCGTCGATGTCATCCTCGGCCGTCGACATCCTCGATTCGAGGGACGACACGCGTGACGCCAACGACGACAGCGACGACGACAATGCGGCGTACTTCTGCTCGATCAGCGCCTCGATATAGGCGATCCACTCCTGGGTGGCCGCCGGCGGCACCAGGATCTCTCCCTCCCCAGTGGTCACATTGGTGGCTTTGAGTACGACCTGCGGCTGCGGATCCGATCCGGCGGTGAGCCCGTTGAGCGGAACCGTCTCGTACTCCTGGGTCAGCGCCCACTCGTTGATTCGCACCACGGTGGACCGCTCCAGCTTGCCGAGGCGGTTCGCCATGTCCTCGAGGGTCTTCGCGTCCTGATCGGTCACACCCGAGCCCGCGGCGGGTGCCGGGGCGGTCAGTGCCGCATCGATCGGCGCCGCATCGATCGGTTCAGTCACGATTCCACCTTTCGCAGTTCCCAGTTGATGTAGAAGTCGGGCCTGGTTCCGACCGAGACGTACAGGGTGTACGAATAGCGCTTCGTCGCCGGCAGCGTATCGACCTCCTCCTTGCCGCTTCGGGTGACGGGTTTGCCGTCCTTTGTGCACTTCTCGACCCACTTGCCCCACCCGAGCAATGCACCGATGAACCCACCGGTCGGCTCCCACACCTGCTGACACACGATGGGGCCGCCGGAGGTGACGATCGTGTAGGGCGACGACGAGGTCGGCGCGATCTCGGCGATCTCCATCTCGCTGCGCGGCGGCGGCGCGTCCTCGACGGTGATCATGATCGACTCGGTACCGGACTGGGCGATCGCCCGCACCGTCTGCAGCCGCATCACACTCCCCAGGTCGATACCGGTGGAGGTGGTCGCGATCGGGATCCGCACCCCCGGCATCAGGTCACCGAGCTGCACCGGCGCGCTCGACGACAACCTCGCGGCGTCCGACACAGTGACCGACCGGGGGGTGACCTTCGACCGGTTCAACTCGTCCAACGCCGCAACCGTGCACGCCTGCACCGAATCGGCGGTGTCCGCCTTGACGATCCGCTCGATCCGACCGAACCCTGGATCCTCCGAGGGGTCGACCCCCACCGTCGCCGACGACGAGGTGCCGAGCACGGTCACCGACGTCGCCGTCTTGGACCCATCCTTGATCACCGTGACCGGCTCGGAGAAGTGCTCGTCCCCCAGGGGGGACGCGAGCTCGATCTGCTCGACAGCCGGACCCACGATGAGCACCCCGGCCACAAACTGCCACACCAACCCGAGGTCGGCGAGGTCAGCGAGCTGCTCGGAGACGTATCGGGTATTTGGGGTGATGGTCACCGAGCTGAAGACACCGGTAGGGGCGACGATCATACGGTCGACGATGTGGTCGGGGTCGTCGCCTTCGAAAGCGTCCTCGATGATCTGCGCTGCGATGATCGACAGATCGGTATTCGAGAACAGTCGGCCGCGCTTGATCTTGCGGCGCTCGAACCACACCCCGGGGTCGGCTGCCGCCACAGTCAACTTCGTACCGACTGCCGCGGTGCGGATCACCGGACCGGTCCACGCGAGTTGCTCACCGCGCCAGACGTTGAGCCGGTGCACCCACGGCTCGACATTCCGCGCCACCTGGTCGGTGGCGACGACTGCAGTCGACGCCACCGACACCGACCGCGATTCGCGAGTCCATTCCACCCGGGCGGTGTCCGATGCCGGGATCTCGGCGAGCAGCACCCCCGCGTAGTCGGTCAACGTGACGCGCTGCGACGCAGCCCCGAGCAACCCCGACATCGTCTACGACTCCCTCGCGATCGTCCACGCATCCACCGTCAACTCGGTCAGCGACGCCGGTGTATCGAGCAACACGCCGTAGCTGCCGATGTCGTCGAGCAGCGGGAAGCGCCACGGCGCGCCACCACTTCCCCGCACCACCGCGGCCGCGTCCATGCGGCCCTCGGGGGTGTCGCACCATGCGGTGCCGGTCGCCCCGTCGAGAGTCAGGGTCGACCCGGCGGGAATGTAGGAGATGCCGATCTCGGTGAGCGCGCCGCAGCGCTCCGCCAGTTCCCACGCCTCGATGCCGGTGCCCGGGACGATCTGCAGCCGCAGTCCCCGCGCCACTTGCGCACCAGTCGTCACCGCCACCCGCACCACATCCGGACGTGCCGCGCGGCCCGGGTCCGCCGGCACTGCCTGCGCGATCCGTTTCGATTCGAGCGGGACGCACACCCCCGACGAACCGACGGTCGTCAACTCCCGCACCACCCTCGCCGCCGCCGCAGCCTCCGGATCGACCAGCACTGCTGCACCAGTATCCGTGCAGCCTCCGTCGCATTCCCCATCCACCGCGACCGTCCAGGTCGGAGTCGACGTCGAAATCCCGGTCAACGACGAGTCGGCGATCGCGACGACGGGGTCGTGAAAGACGTGCGGGATCAGCGCGGTCATCGTCCACGACACCGCGAACACCGATGCCTGGGTGTCCTGCCCCCGGGTGAATCCGAACCGGCCGGTCACCGTCGGCGGCGCCGTGGTCACCACCTGGTACAGCGTCCGCCACCGCCCGGCCATCGCTGCCCGTGTCGCCACACCGGTCAGATCCGGATCGAGTTCGGGGGCGGCGGACAGAAACCGCAACGACGTCCCGGCTCCGACATCCGAGGCGTCGGCGAGCCGTTCGGTCAGCCACCGCAACCCGAACTCCGCACCGGCCGCGGACGACGCCACCAGCAGCGCGGTGATCGTGATCTGTTTCGACCCGAAACGGGTCACGCCCGTGGTGGCTCCGTCGCCGAGCCCTTCGACGATCTCTCGAGACAAGGTGGAGGTGTCGAGGCCGTCGACGGACATCGGCCACACCCCGGCGAACTCGAGCGAGTCGGGATCGCCGGGGGTGTGCCATGGCGCTTCGTCGGGCATCACGTACGGCGCGTGCGCGAGTAACCGCGCAGTGTGGGGCCACGAGTCGTCGTGTCGGACCTCCAGCGACAGCGGTCTCACGCCGTTGAGGATGTGGGCGACGGTGCGGCGGGAGTTGATCAGCTCCGTGTCGCCGTAGAACAACAGGCCTCGGTACGCCATCTCCCTCTACCCTCTCAGCCGGGAGGTCAGCGCGGACTGCACTGCCCACCCCGTGGTCGCCGGCTGTGGCGCTGCCTGGATCGTGATCGGCGCGTGCACCTCGGTCCGGTTGGTTCCGACTCCTCCTGCGTTGCCCAGTCCGGCCGCCGCCATCGCGTAGGGTGCCAGCGACGGCGCCCCCGCAGCGCGCGCCGCCATCGACGCGTACACCTGATCCCACGCCCCGAGCATCTGGCCGGTCTGCTCCCAGATGTCCAGCGACCTGGCGCGCTTGGAGCGGGCCAGCGGGATGAACGCCTCTCCCTTCGTCGAGGGTTCTGCCCACTGGATCAGCCGGCGCCGTGGCCGCATGATCGTCGCCGCCGACGGCAGCTTGCCGTTCGCGTACTTCTCCAGCGCCGTGATCCCCCCGGCGGCGTAGGAGCGGAAGTTGAACCCGCCGTCCTCCATCCGCTTACCGCTGCCGGTCTCGACGACCCGGATGGTGTGGGTCGAGCTCGTGTTGCGGCCGTTGAGCGAGGAGATCTGCGCCGCCACCGCCCCTGCGTTCGACGACACCGAATGGAACGAGCTGGTGCCGGACTGCATCGACGCGATCTGCCCGATCACCGCGCCCACGTTCGACGACACGGTGTGGGTGGTGACCTTCGACCCCGGGATGCTGTTGATCTTCCCGGCGACCTCGTCGGCGTTGGTGTGGACCTGGACCTGCACCGGTGGTGGCGAGGGGATCGCCGGCATCGGCGGCACCTGGAACTGCAGCGGAACCGGCACCGTCGGCGGAGTCGGGATCGGCGGCGCGGCGGGCAGCGGGCCGTAGGCGATCGGGATCGTCACGGTCTTCATGACCTTGGTCTTCGAATCGATGTCGGCGGAGAGCCCGGCCGTGTCGGCGAGGACCTTCACTTTCACCGGCGGCGGTTGCGGCGGCGCGAAGTTGAAGAACCCGGAGCCGTCCGGCTCGACCATCACCTTCACCTTCGGCGGCACGTCGAGCTTGAACCCGGCGGTCTGCTCGACGTCGACCATCACCTTCGTCTTCGGCGGGATGTCGAGTTTGAAGGGGGTGGCCTCGACGTCGACCATCACCTTGGCCTTGGGCGGGATATCGAGTTTGAACGGTTTGACGTCGACCTCGACCGGGATCTTGCGGTTGTCGGTCTCGATGTCCACCTTGACCTTCGGCGGCTTGTTCGTGGTCAGTCCATGCCACTGCGGCTCGACGTCCACCTTGATCTTCGGGCCCGGCATGGATTCGAGCTTCTCGACACCGACCTTGTCGAGTTCCGGGGTGGCCTTGAACTTCACCGGCCCGAGCTTCTGCAGGGCCCCGTCGATGGCCTTGGAGATGTCATCACCGATGAACGGCAGATTCCCGAACGTGTCCTTGAGCATGCCGAGGATGGCGTGCGCCATCTCGCGCATCTCGCCCATGACGTTCTTCGGGGAGATGACGTCCCAGATCCCGTCCAGGGTGTTCTTCACGGCCATGCCCGCGTTGAGGACAGCGTCGAACGCGGTCGCGACCGCGGTGATGCCGTCGGCGACGGACTGTCCGTCGATGCTGGACATGAACTCGCCCCATGTGTTGGCGAGGTTGGCGATCGAGTCGATGGTTCCGGACCAGTCCGCCGAGGACAGCTCCGCCCACAGGTCTTTGAACCCTTGGATGAACGGGTCGAGGTTGCCGGCGTCGATCCAGCCCATCAGGTCCGAGAAGCCCTGCGCGACGGCGGGGATGGCTTCGCCGATGCTTTCGAGGATGCCGGGTAGCTTCTGCCAGACCCGGTTCGCGGCTTCGACCACGGCCGGGTCGCCGAACTTCGACATGAAGTTGCCGAATGCCTCGGTCAGTCGCGGCAGGTTGTCGATCAGGTTCTTCAGGTGCGGAACCCCGGCCTGGAACGCCTTCTCCAGCGCAGGGCCGAGCTGATCCGCGATCTCCGGGAGCTTGACGGTCAGATGGTCGATCAGACCGGACACGCCGTCGGTGATCCGCTCGAGTGAGGGGGCCAATCGATCGAATGCCGGGTGCAGCGCATCGAACATTCTGGTCATCGCGGGGGCGAGCCGGTTGGCGATCTCCTTCATGTGGCCCTTGATGCCCTCGAAGGCCGAGTCCATCTTGGCCTTGAGATCGGGGTTCCACATCACGGACAGCGAAGCCATCACCGCTGCCATGCCGCCGGTGACGCCGGCCGCCATCGCGCCTGCCGCTGCTGACACGGCACCGAGCGCACCCGTGAGCGCGATGGGAATGGCGCCGGCGGCGACCGCCGCCGCGGATGCCGCAGTCGTGACCATCGCGATCGCCCCGACGGCGGAGGTTGCGGCGGAGACGATGCCGCCGAGCATCGACCCGACAGAGGACAGCGCACCGCCACCGAGGGACCCGCCGAGGTTGGTCAGCGAATTCAGCATCTGGGTGAGCATCTGCAGCTGTGAGTGGTTGACGTTGACGCCGATGTTCACCGACCGCGGCCTGGTCAAATAGGCGAGTTGTGCCTCGACCTGCCCTGCGTTGGTGAGGTTGGCGCGGATGTCGACGGTGCGGTTCTGCACCGCGGCCAACGCCCCGAGCTGGGACTGGTCGACGTTCATGCTGATGTCCACCTGCCGCGGCCGGGTGAGGGTGGCCATCTGGGTGTTGAACGCGCCCGCGTTCTGGATATCGAGGCGGACCCCGATGGTCTGGTCGGAGAATCGGTCACCGACGTTGGTGTCGCCGAGCAGCGCGACGCGGACGACGAAGTCCTTGTCGGCGCGGTCCATGTCGCGCAGGAAGCTGTCGAACGCGGTGCGGTTGACGTCCACATCGACGTCGACCTCGCGGGGCCGCAGCACCGTCGCCATCTTCGATTCGAACGGCGTGACGTCGGCGTCGACCTCGACCTTGAGGGTCTCGTTGATGCCGCGCATCGCGGCGGCGACCGCGGCCCGCACCTCGGCGGGCAGGGACGAACCGTCAGCAGAGAGTTTGAGTTTCGCTTCGCCGACGGTCGTCATGGCCGCGGACGGTACGAGGTGAGGGTGCCGCGTTCACCCGTCGGTGAACGCGGCCATCTCGTCGTCTCGGCTCCACCCCGGGGGTGGGGTCTCGGTGTCCGGATCCGGCATCGGGGGCGGCGGGTACATCTGTCGCATGTACTTCTGCCGCTCCTCTGGCGTCATCGTCTCGAGGATGAGTTGTTCGACGACGTCGAGGAGTTGGTGGAAGCCGAGCATGCGCAGCGGGTCGTGGATCCCGGCGAGCACCATGCGGGCGCGTAGCCGGGGCCACTGTTCCGTCGTGGCCTGGGCGAGGGCTACGACGGCTGGGTAGGGCGCGAGGTCTCCCCGGTGAACAGGGTGGTGAGCAGCTGGTCGAGCTTGTCGAATCCGAAGTCGGAGTCGTCCGGGTCGGCGAGCCGTTCGAGCATTCGGGCCAGGGACTTCTCGGACATGTGCTTGGACAGGAACACCATGGGTGCGTCGTTGCGGACAGAGGCCGGGGCGTGCTTGGACACCTGCATGTTCCACACGAGGGCGGCGTCGGTGGTCGGGTAGCGCACTTCCCAGGTTTCGCCGGCGAATTCGACGGTGTCGTGCGGCCACGGCGGCGCCTCCTCCTCGTCGTCGCCGTCGTCCGCGCTGTCGGGGTCGGGGTGGGTGTCGGCCGGCGGGGTGTCGCCGACGGTGCGGGCCGCGAGCTCGGCCTCGCGCTTCTCCAGGGCCTCACGCTCGGCCGAGATCTTCGCGAGCTCACGTTCCAGTTCGATGCCGTTCTCAGGGGTGGTGGTCATGGCGCGCATCATGCGACCCCGAGGTGACGACCCCGGGTCAGGCTTCGGTGACCGAGAACCCTTCCGCGCCAGCGGCTACGCGTGCAGCGTTGAGCAGCCACGGTCGCGCCGTCGTGCCGGGGTGCATCACCGAGCGGGCGAATACCCGGCCACCGGGGCCCTTCCACGACAGCACCTTCTTGGTGCGCGGCCGGATGGGGTGCGGGCCGGTGCCCTCGTGCACCCACAGTGCGTGCCGCGCCGTCGCCGCCACGGCGGAGTCGATGATCCAGCCCGAGATCCGGACCGGGTCCTGCCGGTGCGAGTTGCGCAGGGTGCCGACGTCGACGGGGGCGTTGGTCTTGGCCAGGTTCATGGTGTTGCGGGTGGCGCGCTGGGTCTTGGCGCCGACCTCCCGCACGAACCACTGGCGCAGCGCGGCGTCGTCCTGGTTGTAGTCGCCGTCGTAGTCGAGGTGGATCCTCATGCCGGCACCGCCTGTTCGATCGGTGTGCGGGGGACTCGGGAGAGCAGGGTGTCGAGCCGGTCGTCGAGGAGCGTCACGGCGTCGGCGACCTCGGTGATCCGGTCCGCGGCGGCGCCCCGGGCGAGCATGCGGGTGTGCTCGGTGCGGGCGCGGCGGAGCCGGAGCAGGCAGTCGGTGATCTGCTCCTCGAGCGTCACGACTGGTCCTGGAGGTGGGTGTCCCACAGGTCGACGAGGTCGTCGCGGGTCGCGTCGGCCGGGTAGGTGATGTCCTGATGGTCGAGGAACTGCTGCCAGGCGGTCAGGCCGGAGCCTCGACCCGACCGTGGCGGCACCTCGCCGCCCGCCGCGGCACTCTCGGCAGCGGATGCTTCGACGTCGGAGTCGACCGGGTCCTCACCGTCGGCGGCCGCCTGCACTCCCGGTGACAGGTCGACGGGCGCTGGCGGTGGGTTGTGGGTGCCGGCGATGGACCCGATGATGCGGATGTAGCCGAGCTCGGCAAGCTGCTCGATGCGGGTGGTGTGCTCGACCACCGCCTCCTCCCCCACGCCGAGTTCGACGGTGGCGATCCTGCCCTTGATCAACACCTGCGCCATGGATATGCCTCCTATGCGAGTTGGAACCGGGCGGGTTGCCGGCCACCGACCAGCCCGCCGTCAGGGCCCTCCGGTTCGAATGCGTCCACCAGCGCGGCGGAGGAGATGTCCTCGTCGTCGGCGCGGGCGATCACGTTGCACCACACCGCCCGCAACCGGGCTGCGTCGTCGAGCAGGACCAGTGCTTCTTTCTGGATGTCGGCGGGGTTGCCGACGTTGCCGCGTTCGTCCATGACGGAGGTGCAGCGGACGATGCCGATCTGCAGGATCGCCGCCCACACGGTGCCGCACGGCATGCTGGTGGCGGTTTCGTCGAGCGGTCCGCCGCCGCGGCCGGCGGTCGGGTAGATCCGCACCACGTTCACTACCGGTTGTCCCGCGCAGCCGTCGTAGTCGTAGGTGTCGGCTGCGTAGAACGCCCCTGGTGCGAACATCGGCTCGTTCGTCTTGCCGCCGAGCGGGGTCGCGTCGACGAACTGGGCGCGCAGCTCCTCGAGGGTGATCGCGACCAGGCGCAGCAGCCGCTGGTGGGAGTTCATCGCGGCCTCGCATCCGGAGAGATGACCCGCGGCGGCGCGGCGAGCTTGTTCGGGTTCAGGGCGTACACCCACAGATCGACCTCGGGGATGCCGGTCTGCCCGGCGGAGATCAGATCGGTGGGGTCGACCTTCTGCACGGTCACGCCCTGCCGGCTGATAGAGGTGACGCGCCGCGGCAGTTGACACTTGCCACCCGAGCAGGCGTTCCAGAACTCGACCGCGAGCTGCCCGACGGCGTGCGCAGCCCCGGCCGGGGGTGGGGTGCCGCGCAAGTATTCCGCCGACCAGGTCCCCGCGGCACCGGGTGGCAGCGACAGATCCTGGCCCGGCCACGGCTCGCCGCCCGCGCGGTACAACCGGTCGCCGTGCAGCTCGTACGAATCCGGGGCGATGACGACACCGTCGACGGTGACGGTAGTGATCTCCTGGACGGGGCCGGGGAGGTCGATGACGTTCGGCCCGTACGGGTCGCAGGTGCCGGCGGTGAGGGCGACGTTGCGCCACACGCCGGCGTCGAGGATGGGCATGAACCCGATCCCGGGTGTCCAGTACCCGGTGATCGGATCCGGTCGGCGTGGGCAGGGGCGGGCGACGACGGGGCAGACACCGAAGCGCCGGCCGGTCAGTGCCCACAGCACGGTCACGGCGGAGTCGACCGCGGCCTGCATCCGCAGGTGGTCTGCCTCGAACTGGGCGACCTGCTCCGGCGTCGGCGTGTCGGGCAGGGCCGCGATGGTCGGAAGGCAGGTGCGGTCGACCGGCCAGTCACACGTCACGGTGCACCCCCGAATGCCTTGCCACCTGGATCATGCGCGCGACGGTAGGAGGTCACGGTGACTCAAACGACTGCGCTACATCTACTCGCACCCCTTGTAAGAAGACCACGCCGACGCAATGGCCGCGCTCGGAGCGATGGCTGGACCGTCCGAGCGCGGCGACAACGTCGTGCCGATTAGGCGGGGGCTAAATTGTCCAGGAGCTGACTTGAGAGAGCAGGACGCGGATGAATCCCACGTCGGTGAGCGATTGGCCAATCCGGACCTGCGCGTCGCGAAGGTGGATGTAGCGAACCAACTCCGGAGGGCTCGGCTCGTCGGCTTCCCGGAATGCTCTGAGTTCGGCAGCTGGCTGGCCGAAAAGGAAGTCCAGCACCTGTTCGGTCTCCTCGCTGACGCCATCATCGAACTCTGCGGTGCCCTTGGTCTGCTGCTCGACCACCCAATCATAGAAGCTGTCAGCTGGAGCGACAGTGCCGGTAATCGTGGCGCCAGGAACCAGCAACTTGACCGTCATCAAGTCGTGACCAGCGCGATCAACGAGATTAGTGATTCGTTGAAGTGTGTAGTCAGGTGCTGTGAACCAATCGGCAGTTTGCATCAATTCGGGCGGGGTGCCGGAGCCGGTGTGGGCCTGCGCTGTTGTCGTGTCTTCCGTCGTCATGAGCGACACCGTAGCGGACAAACCTGGCATGCAGCGCGTGTGCTCACGCGCCCCGGCGCAGGGTATTGATCTTCGACCTATAGGTGGTGCTCGGCTGCTACGAAACCGAGAGCATGTTGGCTGTGTATCCAATGATCGCGCCCGCGAACAGGAGCCCTACGCCGGACCAACGACGTCGCTTACTGATAGCGAACTGATCCTGCACGAACTGAGTGAGAGCTTTGCGTTCGGCTGCGCCGCTCGGGCCAAGCTGGTCGGCGAGAAGCCCGTGGGCCTGGACAGGAATCGTCGGCAGGTTGATCCTGCCGCCTATCGGACCAGGGATAGACCGCCTGCTCTGGGCCGCCAGCAGTTGGATGTGGTTCTGTTTCATCTCTTCCGCTTCGTCCAGTCTGTTCTTGAACGCTGCCGTGTTGCGCTGGGACTGCCTTACGTCAAGGACAACCAAAACCGCACCGGCAAGTTGCAGGATGAGCGCCAGGGTATGAAGCACATAGACCGCGATCCTCATGGGCGGAAGGGTATCGGTGGATTCCGACAATGCCTTGCCATGATTACTCTTCCCCCGCGTCGAGGTCTCGGTGGTGAGCGATGCAGACGGCACGTCACTGCGTCAGCGACTTTCCGACACTTTCGTCAAGTTTCGCTGACGGAGGCAGCGGCCGGTAGTGAGCGATCACGGGCGGGAGATCTACAGCTCGATTGCTGTCCGCCTAAAGTTGATCTTGGCCGTCGTTCTCCCCCGTCCGGCGGCCCGGCCCCGTCGGTCGGCTCTTCACAGAGATCACCGGCGGGGCCGTTGCCTTGTAGCGGTAGGTGTCGGTATGCGACGGATATGCATGCGGTTTGCATATGGCCGGTGGTGAGCACTTCGCCGGCGGATACTTCACAGCTCGAGCGTCGGAGCCGTAGGATTCCTCACAGTCGTCGGCACCCCCCTGCCCGGCGGCCGAAGCCCCGCCGGAGTTGCCCCCAAGCTCTCTCCGGCGGGGTTTCTCATCGGTCCTCACCGGGTGGTGCCATCGGCCGGTAGTGAGGAATTACGTGACGGCCCGACCCTCAATCTGGGGAAATACCTGACCGCTGACTACCAAGATCGGCTCCTCCCGCAAACTGTCTCGGTGATATCACTCCACGCACAACAGGAGACCGTTCAGGTCTACCTCACGAACGGCCCCAGTTGGCCGACGATCATCATCAGTGCCCTATCCGCAATAGTCGCGGCCGCAACGCTAATCGTGGCCGTGATCACGGCTCGACAGGCACGGGCGGACCGCGACAAGGAAGTCCAAGCGCGCAAGGAAGCCGAGAGGAAACTTGACGAAGCCCAGGAACTGGCCGCTGCGCAACAGCTCGCACGCGAGCATGCAATAGGGGTCGCTATCGAATCTGCCTGGGTCGGCCTCCTATCCGGAGATCATCACCGGGACGTCAGCTGTACCATCACCAATCACACTGGCGGCACGATTTCCAACCTAGAAATCTACGTCCGCTATCCCATTGTCGATGACATCGCCGGCAACCGGCCGATGTCTCGATTGGCCAGATGCTCCGAGTTGCGGGTGAGCCAGTCGAGTACCTGGAGCCAACAGTTCTACGTATGGGTCGACAAGATCGACTCCAACACGCCACCGCCTGCGATCGTCTACTTCACGGACTACCTGGGGAACCGATGGAGCCGCGACACCAGCAATGTGACATCGCTCGTAAAGCATGCGCCCGTTGTGCCCAATGGCGCGCCTCCTGACACCGGGCCGCCGCCATCGGAGTAAGCGGCCTTGCCGCGTTCGGATCCGGGTTGTTCCGTCATTCGCGGAACAACCCGGATCCAACCTGGTGACCGGCCAGAAGACGGGCAACGGCGTCCACCGATTGCGACGGCACAGCTTGACCCACCGGTAACATGCTGAACCGGTTGCCATAGTGCAAGATGACTTAGTTCAGGCAACTATTCCCGGGGGGGAATCTTGACGCTGCAGCAGCGCTTCGACCCGCGCCTCAATGCGCTCAACGCGATACGTCTCGCCATGGCCCTCGGGGTTATCGTGTGGCATTCGTTCCCGCTCACCGGACGCGACATCGCATTCCATCCGTTGCGACAGTTCGTTGCCGAAGTCTGGGTCGACGGGTTCTTCGCGATCTCCGGGTTCCTGATCACTGCGAGCTGGATGCGACGCCCCCAGGTCCGCGGTTATCTCGTCGCTCGCGCGCTGCGGATCCTTCCAGCCTTCTGGGCCTGTCTGCTCATCGTCGGCTTCGTCGTCGCTCCCGTCGGCGTGGCGATGCAGGGAGGCGACGGCCGCGGACTCCTGTTTTCCACGGCACCGATCAAGTACGTGCTGTCGAACTCAGCGGTCTGGATCTTCGAACGCGGAGTCGGCGGCACTCCGACCGGCGTTCCCTACCCCGGCACCTGGAACGGGTCACTGTGGACACTCAGCTGGGAAGTCCTCTGCTACCTCGGCGTGCTTGCACTCGGGGTCACCGGCCTGCTCAAGCGCCGCTGGACTCTGCCGATCGCCTTCGCTGCCTCCTGGGCACTACTCGCAGTTACGGCCCTCGCGGACATCGGTGGGCACCCCGCGGCGGCCGCGCGGTTCTCGATAATGTTCCTCGCCGGCGCCCTGATCTACCAGTTCCAAGGCTCGATCCGTTGCTCCTGGCCTCTCACTGCAGCGGCCTTCATCGTCACCGCGGCCACGATGTTCCTGCCGGACTACCGGCTCCTGGGCGCGGTGTTCTGGGCGTACGTCGTTATCACCACCGGAGCACTGATCCAACGTGAACGCCTGGTCCTGAAGAACGACATCTCCTACGGCGTGTACATCTACGCCTTCCCGTTCCAGCAGTTGCTCTACATCAAATTCGGTGCCATATCCCCCTTGACGTTCGCTGTCTTGGCTGCTGTCCCAACCTTGCTTGCAGCGGCGGCCAGCTGGTTCGCGATCGAGAAACCCGCGATGCGACTGCGGTCCCGCCTCGACCCGGTACCGGCCAAGATGCCAGCCGCCGCGCTGTAGCGCACCCAGCCCCGACTCATCGGCGCACAGCCACACGAAGGGAAACAATGAAGCAGGCCCTCAGCTGGGCGGCACTCGTCGCTACAGCATTGATCATCGGATTCCTGACCCCGACCTACGGGCTCGCCATCATCGCGTGCATCCTCACGCTGGGCATTCTCGTGCTCGCCTACAAGAAGCCCGAGCTGGCGCTGATCCTGTGGTTGTTGACCGTGGTGTTCGTTCCCTCCTGGACCACCTTCTACGTCGGCGGCATCGGCTTTCCACCTGCGGTACTCGGTGCACCGATCCTGCTGGGCATCGGATTGTCGCGCGTGTTCGGGCCCGAGCCGATCCGAATCAACCGCATGGACATCGCAATCGGACTCGCCACCTTGATGGTGCTGTTCCTGTCCTTCACCGGCGAACTACGCGGCATCGTCTTCGTACGCGACCTGCTCGTCCTCTGGGTGCTCGGTTATCTGCTCGGGCGCAACGTCACTGTCAAGGTGACCAGGGCCTATGTGATCATCATGGCCGTTGTTGCCGCATGGGGAGTCATCGAGTTCTTCTTCGGGATGCATCTGTTCACCGAGTGGATGCCGTCAGCGAACCACACCTTGAACCTGATCCAGGAACGCGCCGGGGTATCCCGTTCGGAAGCCACCTTCGGACACGGCATCGCCTACGGGGCGGCTCTCGCGATGGCGATTCCATTCGCCCACCAGCTCCGAAAGCACGTCGTCCTCGTCCAGGCGTTGCTCGCTGCCGGCATCCTTGTATCCCTGAGCCGCGGACCTATGCTGGCCCTCGCCTTCACCCTCGTCCTCACCGCGTGGGTGTTCTCCTCGGACGGCAAGACTCGACTGCGGTACACCGCGCTCGCCGTCGTCGTTGGCGGCGCGGTCTATGCAGTCATGTCCGGTCTGTACTCCGGTGTCTACTCGGGAGAGGTCGCCGGCTCCGGCAACGCCCGTCTCGATCAGTACGGGCTTGTGCGCGACAGCCTGCATTGGATGTCTTCCGCGCTGACATTCGTCGGGCAGGAAGCGAGCCCGGTGGTCAACGGTGTGCAGATCATCGACAGCACCCCGCTGCGCTTCGCCGTCAACTTCGGGATCATCGCCGCCGCGCTGCTCCTCGCGCCGGTGTTGATCGCATCCCTTCGCTGCCTCAAGCGGACCGCCGGGCCAGCGTCCGTGGCACTCGCCGGTCAGATCCCGGTCTTACTCGTCACCTCGCCCATTACGCAGTGGCAGGTCCTGCTGTTCTTCATGATGGGAGCAGTCGCGTCGGAGGCGACGTCACGATCACGGGACGCGGAGGAACAACCCGACGAGCGTGAGCCCGCCCGCGTGTAGAAGCAGCAATATTGCCCCCACCCGCGTCCGCGGGTGGGGGCAATATTGATTGGTCACGCTGGGAACAGCGCCGGGTACTGGGACTTCGCGTACGTGTACAGCGTCGCCATCTGCGCGTCGGTCAGACCGGTCGGGAACACCATGACCTCTACGATCTCGATGTTGCCGAAGGAGTTGTTGCGCTGACCGAGCAGCAGCGACGTCACAGTCGTCGCGGTGGCCGCGGTGGTGTTCGTGACCGCGACACCGTTGACCTCCATCCGGGCGTCTCCGTCGTTGTTGCGGAGCACCAGGAATCGGCCGACGCCGTTCGGGGCCGTGACCGTGCCCGGCGACACCGAACGTCCGGTGCCGGCGAAGAACACGTTCGTACGGTATTGCGATGCGCTCGTGCCACGCGCCACGCCCATCGCGTCCGCCGAAGAGAACAGGCCGGGCGACGTGTCCGTGGGTGCTGTATCCGCCATGCGGAACACAATCGCGATCGAGTTGTACGCCGTGAGGGCGGTGTTGCGCAGTTCGTCGTCGACACCGTCGAACCGGACGACCTTCACTCCGCCCACGGTCTGCAATGTCGGCTGCTTGGTGCCGGTGGGCTGCGTCAGTGCAATCTGGGTGTCGGTGTCCGTCCAGGATGCGACCGCGGTGCCGTCCGCGCCGGTCAGTTCGGCTGCCACCCAGCGACTCGAGTATCCGGTGACGCCGGGGTCCTGGCGCACGTACGGGTCGGGCGACGGATGGTCTGCCGTGGCTGCCGCATCCTTGACCGGGGCCATGTCATCGATCTTCACGGTGACCGATGCGGCGCCCAGCCAGCCGACGATCAGCCGGATCTTCGCGCAGTCCACGTGCACGGTGGAAAGCCATGTGGTGAGCACGACGTCCCCGGATTTCGGGGTGGGCAGCGGCACGGTGTTTCCAGTAGGCCATGTCGCCCACTCGATGCTCGTCGAGTACAGGGCGTGCGCTGTTTTCAGGACAGTGCCGCCGGCGTTCTGCTGTTCGATCCGCAGCACCGGGGCGCACGGGGTCTCCCCGGTTAGGGCGACCAGGTCGGACCAGCGCAGCCGGCACGTCGTTTGTAGCGTGTCGCCCGGCTCCCAGTAGCCGTCCGCGCGGACCGACTCGGCGACGATGCCGCGCACCGCAGTGAGGGAGCTGTTGCCGGTGACGGTGATCGTCGCGGTGTTGCCGTAGTCGCCGGCCACGAAGGCGGCGGTCGCGCCTGTGGTGGCGGTCCAGCCGGTGCCGTTGGCGAGCATCGCCGGGTTGGCGATGAACCTGCGGGGATCGGTTGAGTACGACACCAGCCTGGGGCGCACGGTCACCAGGTGACGGATCTTCTCGGCGACGTGGAATCCGAGGATCGCCGCCCCGGAGACCGAGTAGTGGGTGCCATCGGCGGTGGTGCCGGGCACGGGGTATCCGGTTGCTGGGTCGGCCAGCGGACGCCACAGGTCGACCGCGATCACCCCGTCGCGCACACCGGCCAGCGCAGAGATGTAGCGGTTGATCTCGGCGACCTTCGCCCGCATCGACACGGTGTTGTGTGTTGAGCGGGGCGGGATGGTCATCACGATCACCTGCGCGCCGCTCGCCCGGCATTTGTCGATCATCGCGTCGAGGTCGGCGGTGATCTGCGCTACGGTGCGGCCGCCGCCAATGTCGTTGGTCGCGGAGCCGATGAACACGAACCGCGGGTTGTGGGCGATCACGTCGGCATCGAATCGGGCGAGCATCTGGTCGTAGCGGTTGCCGCCGACACCGGCGTTGTAGTCGAGGTGCAGGGCGTTGCCGAGGGCGGCGTTGCACCAGTGGAACCAGCCGCGGGCCCGCATCGCCGACTGCGCCGGGGTGGCGAACGACGGATCTACGGTCGACGCACCCTGTCCGATCTGTTCCTCGAGGGAAGGACCAATGATCACCACGCGGTTGATCGCACTCCCGCCAGCCACTCCGAGGGGGGCATAAGTGGCATCTCCGACCGCACGCACCCGGGCGTCCACCGCGGTGCGTGTCGCCGACGCGGCCGCCACCGTCGCCGCGAGATCCGCATCCGACACCTCGACGTCCGAGAGCTGCGACTGCACCCACTCACGCGTCGCGTACGGATCCAACGCCGGCGGCGGCGCACCCGTGCCGGTGTAGATCTCCGCGTAGCCGAGCGCGACCAGCTGCTCGTTCTGCTTGTTCCACACCACCGTCTTCAGCTGCCCGCGCTGCAAACCCGCGAGCGAGATCAGACCGCGGAGCGTGACGAACTCCCCGTACACCGGATCCGCCATGATCGTGTCCTCCCCTGGTGGACAGGCCGCCCCGGATCAGGGGCGGCCTGTCGTCCGGTGTTGTGGGCTATCCGCCCTGCGTGCTGGTCGTGACGGTGACCGTCGGGCTGGTGCCCGTGAGGGACGCCCCGCTGGCGGTCATCTGCGGCACGTTCATGTCCGCCAGCGCGCCGGCGAAGGTGACCGTGTACGGGCCACCTGCCGTGCCGGTGACCGTGACGTCGCCGGCCCCGATGTTCGACAGCGCCTCGAGCGCGGACTGCACCGCCGACGCGGCCGCGTTGTACGCGATTCCCGCGGTGGTCTGCCCGTCGAACGTCAGCGTGAACGTGCCACCGGTCGCACCGGACATCGTCACGATCTGGACTTCGTCCGTGGGGGCGGTGAAGTACGGCGACGGCAGCGTCAGCGTCACCGCACCCTCGGTCACCGCCGGCGGCGCGACGGTGGTGAGCTGCTTGTGCAGGAACTGCTTCGTGCCGATCGGGACCAGCAGGCGGCCCGGGGTGTTCGAGGCGTCGACCGGGACGACGTTGTACGGGCCCTTGCCCCACCGCGGTCCCTGCACGGCGATGCCTTCGAGGGTGAAGGTGGCGACGCTGGCGCCGATCTCGATCTCCGACAGGGTGGCTTCCTTGACCGCGGGCAGCAGGAAGTACCCGTAGCTGGTGAGGTTGCCGGCGTTGTCGAAGATGTCGTCGGAGGTGGGGACCTCGCAGTCGGAACCGGCGGTGCCGGCCCACAGTTCGAGCGCGACAGCGCCGTCGACCTTCACCTTGTCGGTGATGCGGTAACCGACGGGCAGGTTCGCCCAGTCCAGGACGAGCGGGTAGTCGGTGAGCATGTTGATCAGCTCGGGGTCGACGTTGCAGAACTCGATGGAGGTGTTGATCCACTTCATCTCCGGCGGGGTGCGGTCGGAGATGACGATCTCACCGTCGGCGTTCTTCTGGGTCAGGTCCTCGGCGTCTTCCCATTCGGGTTCGAGGTTGACGGTGACGAAGCCCTTGGTCACGAGCTGGGCTTTGGGGCCGGCGAGTGGGAGCCCGCACGCGTCGGTGCGCGTGGCCCGCAGTCGCTTTCCCTTGACGACGTTCCATGCGGTCATCGGTGGGTCTCCTCACTGGTGGTGTCGGGGGTGACGGTAGAAGTGGCGGGTGCCGCCTTGCGGGTGCTGCGCTTGCGCGGCTTCTCCGGCTCGTCGGTGTCGAGGCCGGCAGCGCGGACCACCTCCAGCGGGGCGCGGAACCCGATCGCGGCACCGGTGATGGTGGTGACCCCGCCGCTGGTGTCGGAGGCGGTGAGGAGTCGGGCGGCGACGTCGGGCAGATCGGCCGGGTGGAGGACGGTGACGGTGGCCCAGTCCCCCTCCACCACCACGTCGGTGTGGATGCTGGTGTCGGACATGGTTGCTCCTACGGTGTGGGCGCGGTGATGGTGCGGGCGACGGGCGTGAACTCGTAGGCGACGACGACCTCGCGTTCGGCGATGACGAGGCGTTCGTTCGTTTCGAGGTCGCGGGCCTCGGTCTGGGTGATCGGGCCGCGGTGGACGGTGACCGGCCCGGTGCCGACCACCTTGGTGCCGAGCCCGTCGTAGCCGCCGCCGAACGCCCACACGTTCCCGAGCGGGGTGAGCAACCGGCCCATCGGTCCGGCGACGACCAGGCCGAGGTGCGCAGCGAGCGCGGCGTGACGGCGGGATGCGTGGATCACCCCGGCCACGCCGGTCTTGCCGAGCTCGTGCTCGATCTCGCCGAGCACGTCGACGAACGGACCGCCGGTGCCATCGGCTGGTGCGGGGGCCGCCAGCGCGGCGAGGTCGGTGGCGAGGTGGGTTTCGACGTCGAGGGATTCGGTGATGCGCAGCAGCTGCTCGGCCCGGTCCCAGGCCTGCTGCAGCGACGAGCCGACCATGACGGCCTGGTCGCCGGCCCACACCACGATCGACGCGAAGGTGTCTTCGTCGGGACGGTCGCCGCCCTTGGTGTCGGAACTACCGGTGAACACGCCGTGCGGTCCGGAATTGACCCAGTCGACGGCGACGCCGGTGGTCAGCCGGGCGGGGTCGGTGTGCTCGACGAGGGCGGCGGCAGAGTATAGGCCGCCGGTGTGCGGGTTCGCCGGTGTGCCGGCGACGTTCAGTTCGGGAAAGCTCACGGGGTTCCTCCCATCTCAGGTGTGGTGGCCCGTCCCCGGGGCGGCAACCAGGTCGGTGGTTGCCGCCCCAGAGGGGGTGGGAGGGATCAGACGCGCGGCAGGACGGTGCGGGCACCGACCTCACCGGACACCGGGGTGGCCACCGTGTAGAGGCGGGACTCGACACCGCGCTTGGCGACACCGATGCCGTCCTCGGTGAACAGGGCGGTCTGCAGGTTCTTCTCCAGCGACGCCTTGTCGTGGACGGTGCCGAGCTCGATGACGTCCTCGACGGCCCGGACCCAGGTGCCGGCCGGGTAGGCCACGAACTGGATGGTGGACGGGAACGCGAGGATGCCTCCGGTCACGCCGGGCAGCCCGGTGGCGGAGGTCTGCCAGTCCGAGACCCACTGGACGCGGGCCTTTCGGATCGCGAAGCAGCGGTCGATGTAGGCGTCGTCGACCTGGTCGTGGTGCACACCGTCCCGGTTGGCGAGGTCCGCGCGGACGAGGGGCTTGCCCCACGTCGGCAGGACGAGCTCGACGGTGGTCGAGGACGGGATGCGGTGCTTGCTGCGCACGTCCTCGATGGCGAGCTCTGCCGAGTTCAGCAGGGCGGGTGCGGCGCCGAGGGTGCCGGTGGTGGGGATGACCCGTGCGGCACCGGATCCGGCGACGACCTTGTTGATCGAGTACTTCGACACGCGGTGGGCGTGGGCCTTGAGGGCGAGCTTGATGTACTTCTCGACCTCCTCGGGGTGGCCCTTGGCCTGGAGGATGCCGGTGCGGATGGCCAGGCCGATCGCGTCGAGTCGCAGCTCGGCGAAGGTGGAGGCGGGGACGGTGTAGAAGGGCTTGGTGGCGTCGGCGATGTTCTGCGCCTCGGTCTGGTCGAAGCCGACGGTGGAGGCGCCGATGGCTTCGGCGTACACCGCGGAGAAGTCCGGTTCGACGGGGAACTTCACGCCGCCGCGGGCGACCCCGATCTCCGGCAGGTCGAGCAGGTCGGCGGCGTCGTCGACGTCGAGGTAGTCGTAGATGACCTCGCTGATGGCGGACCAGCCGGCGCCGGCGAGGAGGGAGCCGCCGTCGAGGCGGGTTTCGTCGGCGGCGTGGGAGAGGACGTCCTCGATGTTCTGCTCGGTGGCGCGCAGTTCGTCGGGGATCTCGCGGGAGATGGAGGCGAAGGTCATGCCGATGGCGCCGTCGAGGTGGGCCTTGGCGATGCCGCCGCCGGAGCGGAAGCTGCCGGACATCTGGTCGATGCTGCGGGCGACGGTGGCGATGTCGACGAGGCCGTCCTGGTGGAGCGGGGCGTTGGGGTTCATGCGGAACCCGAGTTCGCGGCTCGGCTGGGGGGCGACGTCGGCGGGGTTGTGGCCGGCGGCGGCTCCGGCTCCGGCGAAGGAGCGACGCTGCGGGGTGTTGGCGGCAGCCACGAGGGCCTCCTCGGCGGGAGCAGGGGTGGTGGATTCGGCGGGGGCCGGGTCCGCGGTGGTCTCGGCGGCCGGCTGGGTGGCGGGCTGGGTCTGCTCGGTGGTGGGCTCGACCGGTGCAGGTTCCGGCTCGGGTGCGGCGTCCGGTTCGGGGGCGGGTGCGAGTCGGGCGGCGAGATCTGCGGCGGCGGCGACACGCTCGGATTCGTCCTGCTGCACCTGCGCGGCGGCGGTCTCCACGGTCTCGACGGCCTCGGCGAGGGTGGTCAGGTCGGTGAGCTGCTCGGCGGTGGGGTTCGCGCCGTGGGCGTCGTAGAGCGCGGAGAAGGCGCTGCGGGCCTGGGCGGCGAGGTCGGTGAGCTCGGCGTGGCTGGTGGGCAGCGTGTCGGGCAGGGTGAAGTCCATGATCGCGGTCCCCTCTCAGGACTCGACAGGCGGTCGTGTGGTCGTGAGAGATCCCGGCCCGCAGCCAGACGGCGTCTCTATGGGCGCGGACGGTAGGACATGGGGGTGCAAATGGTGGAGCCCCGAACCGGATGGGGGGTGGGTTCGGGGCTCCAAGGGAGCGACGCTACTCGGGTCGGGCAGGGCGCGCTGCTGCAGCCGGGAAGGCACGGGCGTGAACCGGCCAAGCGGCCTTTGCGCAGATTCTTGTCGGGTCACCCGCTGCGCTTTGACCCACCCGGGCAGCGCCGCTGGTCATTCGGTGAGGAGGCGGATGGTGCCGCCGCCGAAGCCGGTGCGGGCGGCGCGGGCTTCGGTCTCGGACAGGTAGATCCGCTTCTCTCCGGTGGGGGTAGTGAGTTCGTACTTGACGTTGGCGTTCTTGCGGCAGCCGCATCCCATGACGAGTGCTCCTATCGGGTGAGGTGAGCGATGTGGACGAGGAGGAAGCGGATCCACCAGCGCAGTGCCATGTCGTTCCTCCCCTGGGGGTGGTTATTCGGCGACGGCGATCTTGAGCAGGTCGAGCAGGGCTTGGGCGGTGTCGATGCCGAACCACACGAGCGCGCGGATCACGACACGACCCCCTCAGCAGCGAGGTACGCGAGGGCGTTGCACCGCTCGTCCTTGTACCCGGACCAGTGATCGAGCCCGTCCGGCAACTGCACCGTCACCACCGGTGTCGCCGAATACCCCATGTTGCGCAGCGTCTGTGCGGCGGCTGGGTCGACGGTGACGTCGACGTCGGTGTAGGGGACGCCGAGGCGGTCGAGGTGGCGTTTGGTGGCGCGGCACGGCATGCACCCCGGTGACGAGTACACGGTGACTGCAGAGTCGGGCATCAGGCGCCGGCCTGGGTCTGGCGGGCGATGGCGGCGTTGGCCCACATCATCGTCTGCTCGAGATTGGTCAGCGCCAGCGACTTCTCCCGCCCACCGGGCAGCAGCTCGTCGAGGAAGTGGGCCAGGGCCTTGCAGCCCTCGCGGACCTTCTCGTGCTCGGCGGCACGGTCGGGGGTGCTGGCGGGGTGGAAGCGGAAGCGGTGGTCGATGTCCGCGGTGCTGCGGGGGTCGGCGTGGCTCACGGTTACTCCTTCGTCGGGGTGAGGCGAGCGGCCAATGCTGCTGCGCGCGAGGCACGATCGGCTCCGAGGCGCTGGGCCAATCCTGCTGCCGTGCTGCTGCGTTGCTCGCTGGCGCGATACTCACGCACCGCGGTGACAGCGGCCTGCTCGGCGATCTGCTCGACCGACAACTCCCCCACCCGCGTCTCCGGTTCGGGGACGGGGAGGGCGCCGGCGGCGACGAGCGCGACCTCCCGGCCGGTCTCGTCCCGCACCCCGCGCACGATCGGGAAGCCGGGTGTGTTCACCGACAGGGCGGCGACGAGCTCGAGGTTGCCGCCGACCTTGCGCCAATCCCCGGACAGGGGGGAGGAGGCGCCTTCGCGGATCTGCGCTTCGGTGGCGTCGGGGTGCACGACCCCGGCGACCCAGATGCCGAATTCGTCTTCGCCGGCGCGGACGTACGCCCAGGCGGCGCCGCAGTTGTCGTAGTGCGCGAGCGCGGCCTGCACGCCGGCGCGGGTGTGGGCGTGGCCGCCGCCGACGGTGAGCTTGCCGACCGGCAACGCGCCGGCGGTGGTGTCGACCTCGGAGACGTGGAAGAACGCGTACTCGGTGCGGGAGCGGGGCGGCAGGATGCAGGCGTCGCGGACGGCGAGGTGGCAGGTGTTGAACCCGGCGAGGTGCCCGAACACCCGTCCGTCCGGGGTGACGGTGAGCGGGGTCAGCTCGGTCAGGACCGGGTCGTCGAACGCGGCGGCGTCGGGCAGCCACTGCGGGCCGGCGGCGGAGGCGAGCAGCTCGGCTGGTCCCCCGTCGACGATCAGGTCCCCGTCGGCGGGATCGGTGAGCCAGATCTTCGATTCGGCAAATGCGGGTTTTCCGACGAGGGTGGCGCCGTGGAAGGTGGTGGCGCGGATGGTGAACAAGGTGGGGATTTCGAGGCCTTGTTCGGCGGCGGAGCGCAGCACCTGGTCGGGAATGGGTTGGCCGTCGCGGTCGGTGATGGACCATTCCATCTCGGCCATGTCCAGGCTGGGGGCGATGACCCCGTCGGCCACGAGCTGCACGGCGGTGCGCACGGCGTCCTGGTTCTCGTCGGTGTCGGCGTTGAAGAACTCGCCGTGTCCGACGATCACCCCGTCGGCGACCGAGGCGGAGAGGATGCGGCCGACGATGACGGCGGTCATGTGTCCGTTGTCGAGGGCGTGCTGGAACCACAGCGGCCGCGGGAAGGGCCGCCAGGTGTAGTCGCCGTCGGGGGCGAAGATCCGGTCGTCGGCGGTGGGGGTGCCGATGGGGGCGAGGATCGCGGACCACTGCTGTCGCATGCTGTTTCCCTCTCGTGCTGCGGATGCCGACAACCCGTTGTCGCGGTCGCGGTCTCGGACGATGCCTTCTTGTTCGCGGCGCCGGCGGATGACTTCGTGGGGGTCGCGCCGGGTGCCGTCGGAGCGTTCGCGTTCGGTCTGCCGGTCGGATTCGTCCGGCAGGGGGTCGGCGGCGGGGACGATCATCATCGAGCAGCGGCAGTTGACGCGGTTGCGGGCGGAGCCGCGGCCTGGGTGCGCCAGGTCTTCGCCGCCGACGCGGAAGTCCCGGCGCAGGGGCCGGCGTTGCCCGTCGACGGCGAGGTGCCAGGGGCGGGTGCGGTCGTCGGCGGTGGCCAGCCACACCTTCTCCAGCGGGTCGCCGAACAGCTGCTCTTCGTCGAGGGCGGCATCCATCGCAGCCGCGTTGTACGCGTCGGTCGATTCGGTGCGGGCGATGCGCAGGGCGCGGCGGTTCCATCGTTCGAAGCCGCCCTCGGATTCGATGTCGAGGAACGCGCCGATGCGGTCACGCATGTCCGTGGGGGATTCGCCGTTGGCGATGCCGCGGTCGATTTCGAGGGTGATGGCGCGGAACACGTCGTCGGGCAGATTGGAGGTGCGGTTGGCGACGGTGTCGAGGTGGGCGCGTTGGCGGGCGCGGTTGTCCGGGTCGAACAGGATGATCGGCTCGTCCCCACCGTGGTCGCCGTCGTCGCCGGGGTCGGTGGTGGGTGGGTCCCGGTCGATGCTGCCGGGCGCTGTCGGCGGGGTGCGGTCGACGCGGACGGTGCCACCACCGCGCGGGGTGGACGGCGCCGGTCGGGTTTCGGCGGGGCGCGGCCGTGCCGGTTCGGGGACGCGCATGGGTCCGCCCGCGCGGGAACCACCGGGCGGCGCGGGTTGTGGCGCCGGCCCGGTCGGTACGAGCGCCGGTGCGGCGGCGGGGGCGGGGATGTTCGGGGGGAGTTCGACGCGACGACCACCGGGCAGCAGCACCACCGTGCGGGTGCGGGGCCGGGTCGAATGGGTGCGGCGGAAACGGCGGCCGCGGCGACGCCAGATCCGCGGCAGCCGCGCGTTCCACAGTTCGGCGATCTGCACGAGCAGATAGGCGGCGAGGAGGTTGCCCCAGATCGGTTCGGTCTCGACGACCGCGGCCGGGTCCGGGGGTGGCACCTGCCCCACCGGCTGCTCAGCCGGGGGTGGGGGCTGGGTGGGGTCCTGCTCCCCCGCCGCCACCAGCGCGGTGGGTTCGTGCAGGACGGCGGCGCGGACGATAGGCAGCCACAGGCGCAGCGCCTCGAGCACCGCGGCGTGCAGCTGCTCCTCCCACGCCCGGATCTCCGCCTCCATCGCCTGCTGTTCAGACACCGGTGGCCTCCCGGTACTCGCCGGTGGACAGGGCGTGGATGGCGGCGGCCTCGACCGCGGCCCGGAATCGGGCGGGCTCGACCCGGGCGGTGGCGAAGTCCGAGGGGTAGACGGCGGCATCCCACCCATCGATCAGGGCCGCGGCCCGCGCGCGGTCGACGGGGTCGACGTGCCGGAAGGTCTCGGCGATGGGGATGTCGGCGAGCTGGGTGTGCAGGGCCCGAGTGCGCAGGCGTTTGCCGGCGAGCTCGAGCGCGCGGCGCACGCACAGGTCCGCCATGAGCCGCGCCGCCGCCCCGGTGTCCGATGCGGTCGGCGCTGTGTCGCGTTCGGTGCCGCGGCTGCCGGGGATGGCGGGCACCGGCGGCACCGCTTCGACCCCAGGCGCCGGGCCGCCGCCCGCGGGCACCCCCGGCGCGGGGGGCGGGTTGAGGCCGACGAGGTGGCCGATCTTATCGATCAGCTCCGGGTGGCGGCCGAGCAGATCCCACGCCCACTGCTGCCGACCCTCGTCGGTGGTCATGTCGTAGGCGTCGTCCTCGTCGAACCCGATCTCACGCCGGTAGGCCTCGCTGCTGATCGCGCCGGCACCGTGGGCGTCCTTGGCGTCGCCACTGCGATCCGGCCGGGCGGTCAGTGCGCTGGTGTCGAACCACAGCGTCACCCGCTCCGGATCCGGATGCCCGGAGGCTTTGAGCAGCGGCCGGAAGATGCCGTCGGTGAGGGCGTCGCAGATGACGGTGAGCAGCGGCGCGATGTGGTTGCGCACCGAGGATTCTTCCGAGGCCCAGGCGGACCAGTGGTTGGAGTCGGCGTAGCCGAGCAGCACCTCTTGGGGGATGTCGAGTTCGAGGGACAGGCGGCGGATGCCGGCCTCCTCGACCTTGAGTTGGGTTTCGGCGAGGTCGTGGCCGAACTCGAGGTGCTTGATGTCCTTGATGTGTTCACCCTTGGCCTGCATCACCAGCGGGACGAGGGCGGCGGCGGAGCCGGGGTCGGAGATCGCGGTGCCGGCGACCTCGACGAGCTGCTCGACGACATCGTTCGCGTCGACCGTCTGGGTGACCGGAGCGGGCGGTGTGGGGAGGTTGGGGGCGTCGGGGTCGGGGGTGCCGGTCGGGGGTTGCGCGACCGGCATGGAGATCTCCTGCGGCAGCACGAGGATGCCGCTGCCGGCGAGGCGGGACTTGGCGGTGGCGGAGATCGACTGGGAGATCAGCACGATGCGCCGCAGGATCGGCAACGCACCGCGGACGAGGGAGTCGGCTTCGTGGGCCTTGCGGGGGTGCGGGACGTGGATCCGGGTGAGGGTGTCCATGTCCGGGTTCATGAGGTACTTGGTGTTGTCCTCGAGGGTGAGCTCGACGACCTTGCCTTTGGTGGTGATCTCGTCGGCGGAGAGGACGTGCCATTCCTCGAGGACGGTGCCGTCGGGGTTGGTGCGGTGGATGATCGCGATCCAGCCTTCGCCGGGGACGGTGAGGAAGGTGGCGAGGCGGCCGAGGAGGGCGGCTTGTCCGGCGGGGCCGCCGGCGATGTCGCGGGCGAGTTCGATCGCGGCCTGGTCGTCGGTCTGTCCGATGGGTTTGCCGGTGACGGGGTCGACGTCGGAGGCGACGATGCTGCAGCGGGAGAGGCTGTTGCCGAGCCAGCGGGTGACGAACTTCAGTTCGCCGACCTGGTCGAACATGTCCCACGCTTCGGATTGCCAGCCGCCTGCGCTCTTGGTCCCGATCTTGGGTTTCTTCGAGAGGTTGACGGGGGTGGCGGCAGCGACCAGTGACGCCGGCACCGGTGCGGTGTCGGCGGGCTGGGTGGGGGTGATGCGGCGTCGGGTGATGCGGGCCACCGGCTACTCCGAATCTGCTCGTGCGAGAACACCGATGAGGTACGAGACGGTGAGGGTCAGGGCGGGGACGGCCCACCCTCCGTTGAGGGGGAGGTGGTGGCGTAGGCCGGCGGCCCACCAGGTGAGGGGGGTGGCGAGGGCGGCGATCCACATGCCGGTGCACCAGGCGCAGTGCGCGAAGTACGCGGCGAGGGATTCCGGGCCGAAGCGTCGGACGATGAAGGCTCGGTAGGGTTCGCCGATCTTGTCGGTGGTCAGGACGCGGGTGAGGCGTGCTGCGGCGAGGGTGAGGAGCGCGACGATCCAGACGGCGGCCATGGCGGGCACCATAGGAATCGGGGGTGCCCGACCGGGTCAGTCTTCGGGTGGGAGGCTGACGGCGTAGAGGCAGATCCCGAGCAGGATCAGGACCGTCACGCCGAGGATGAGGGTGCCCATGGCTTCCGGGACGGTAGGCGCGGGGTGTGCCCGTCAAGCCCGGCCGCTCGTGGGGAGTGTCCGGCCGAGGAGTGCGGCTGCTCCCCCACGCCGCGCCCGCCCCGCGCCGCTGGCGGCGGCGCGTTGCGCCACCGACGTCGGGGAGGCGATGACGGTTTCGGCGCCGATCAGCTCGCACAGTCGGTTGTAGGCGTTGACCGCGGCGTCCATCCGGTCCGGGGAGTGTTGGCCTTGCTGCCAGTGCACGGCCTGCTTCTCGAGGACGGGCAGGGTGCCGGCGATGCGCAGGCGGCCTGTGGAGGCGGCTTGGCGGGCGCCGGTGGCGCGGGCGATCTTGTCGCCTTTCCAGCGTCCGGGGTGGATGCGCAGCGGCATGTCGGTCTGGTCGGGGACGGTGATGCCGTCCAGCTCGGCGAGCAGGACCGCGGCGTCGGCGGGGGTGGCGGGTCCGTCCTCCGCGGCCGCCAGCACCGTCGCGGCTACGTCGGCGCCGTGGGTGCGGAGCAGGCGGGCCTGGTCGCGGATGTCGCGCCACGCCTGCTTGAGGACCCGCTCGTAGGTTTGCTCGGTGGTGTACGCCTCGAACAGCAGCTCCGTCGCCCCCGTCGACAGGGCGAGGAGGATGGCGCGGCGGGCCCACTGGTCGGACTGCATGCGGCCGGACCAGTCGTCGGTCCACACGACCCGGCCGTCGGCGGTCGCGGCCGCGGCGATCAGTCCGGCTTCGTCGCGGCGTCCGGTCTCGGCCGGGTCGATCGACACGATCCGCACGACCGCGGCGTCGACGGTGGGGATGCGGTAGCGGTCGAACCACTCCTGCGAGAACAGACCACCCCCGGATGGGGTGGGGGCTCCTTGGTAGAGGGCGGACCAGACGCGGGGGCCGACGGCGTCCTTGGTGCGTTCGAAGTCGGCCTGGGTGCGGCCGCGGGCGGACACCATCGCCACCCCCGGTGGTCGGCCCAACGCGTCCGGCACCCCGGCCTCGGAGATGGCGGGGATGTTCACCAGCCGCCACCTGCGCTCTGCCTCCGGGAGGGGTTCGTCCTGGGTGAGGACGTGGCCGGCGAGGTCCTCCTCGTGCCAGCGGGTCTGCACGATGATCACGGGGGCGCCGGGGGCGAGGCGGGTCTGGACGACGGCTTCCCACCAGTCGATGACCTTCTGCCGCTCCAACGCGGAGTCGGCGGCCTGCATGTCCTTGAGGGGGTCGTCGATGATGACCATGTCGGCGGGTTGGCCGGTCATGGAGCCGCCGACGCCGCAGGAGTAGAGGCCGCCGCGGTGGCCGCGGAGTTTCCAGTTGCCGGCCGCGGACTTGTCTTCGGCGAGGGCGATGCCGAGTTTGTCGGGGAGGGGTAGGCCGGTGAGGGGGTCGTGGGCGTCGGAGCCGTGGTCGCGGACCATGTTCCGGGCGGTGCGGGCGTGGGTGCGCGCCAGGGCATCCGAGTAGGAGGCGAGGACAATGCGCCGGTCCGGGTCTTGGACGAGGGCGCGGATGGTGCCCCACACCGAGACCCGGGTGGATTTGCCTTCCTGCGGTGGTACGGAGATCACCACGCGCGCATTCGGGGTCGACAGGGCCTGTTCGAGGGCGGCGTCGATGACGTCGAGCGCGGGGGTTTGGACGGTTTGGGGGTCGCAGTGGTGGGCGAGGGCGCCGGCGGTGTGGTGAATGCGGGCGATGTCGCGGCGGGTGGCTTCTTGGCGGAGTCGGGTGAGGAGGGCGGCGCGTTGTTCGTCGTTCCAGCCGTGGGTGTGCGCGTCGATCAACGCTCTGGCACGGCCTGGATCGACAGTCAT